GGATTCATTTCAGGCGCTGGATAAAGTCATGATCGAGCGGGGGCGTGAGGCCCTGGTCAAGCGATTGGCCCTGCTTAAAAAGTACCTCAAAGACGAAGCGGCCGCGGTCAACACCGAAGCCTATCAACAGCGCTTAAAGGAAAGCGTTGATATCGGTCTGTCGCTCAAATCCGACACGATCAATGATATAAAAACCTTTGCCAACCTGGCGGGTGAGCTCGGCACGGCCCTCAGCAGCGCTAACGGAGCGCTGGGCAACACGGGCAAATTACTCTCAGGCTTAGCGGCTAATGCGGGCCTCGTCACCATAGCATTCGATGAGACCGCCAGCAAAACCGACCGCATTGCAGCCGGGGTGCAGGGTCTAATTGGTCTGGTTGACATTCTCACCTCCTCGGCCAAAGATCGGCGTGAGGCTGAGGAGAATTACTATCAGGCCATCATCGGTCAGCAGCAGGCCTATAACGTGGCGCTGAACGATCAGATCGGTCTGCAATCAGAACTGTCCGAATCGGTGTTTGTTAAAAACTTCGATGGGCGCCTGCGGGATGGGTTGGCCAAACTGAACTCGGCCAACAAATCCTATCAGGATCAACTGGGTAAACTCGGGCAGGGTCAGGTTAAGATTGGCCTCGACAACGCCATCGACTGGAGTAAGGTCGGCAAAGGTGTTGGCTCGGGGGCGGCCGTCGGTGGGGCCATTGGCTCCATTGTGCCCGTCATCGGTACTGCCATCGGTGCCGCTGTCGGTGGTCTGGTGGGGGGCATTGTCGGCCTGTTCGGTGGTAAGAAAAAGCAGGATGAGTTTGGCGGCTTACTGGCTGTTTATCCGCAACTGATTCAGAAGGGCAAAGATGGCGTGGATGAGCTCAATGTCTCACTGGCCAAAACCCTGATCGATCAGAACCTCGTTGATGAGGCCACTAAATCCCTACTGCAAAGCACCATCGACTGGACCGAGCAAATCAAAGCCGCCCGTGAGCAGGTTCGGGGCGTGATTTCAGAACTGGCGGGCTCACTCGGCAGCACGCTCCGTGATAACCTCGTCAACGCCTTCAAAGAGGGCACGGATTCGGCCAAAGCCTTTGGCGATTCGGTCAGCAGCGTGTTAGAGGACATTCTTTCTCAGCTTATTTTCAATCAAGTCTTTTCGGCTCAGTTTGATGAACTGCAAAAGCAGATGCAGGCCTCCTTCGATACCGGTGGCGATGGCTCATGGGTGGATGACTTCGGGCGATTCTTTGGCAAGGCCAATGAACTCACTACCCTGTTCAATGATGGCCTCACCGCTGCCCAGGCGGCCGCCAGTCAGTACGGACTGGACGTATTCGCCAAATCGGCCGACGCCAACAAATCAAGCACGTCACTATCGGGAGCCATCAAAGGCGTGACCGAAGAAACGGCCGGGGTGCTGGCTGGGCAGTTAAACGCAATGCGTCAACAGGGTGCCGATACAAACGTCGGCATTCGTACCATCGTGCTGCACCTCACCACCATTGCGGGCAACAGCGTGTACCTGAAACGGCTCGAATCCATCGATGACAATATTCAAAGTATGAAATCTAACAATCCGCTTCGACCGGCTGGATTATAACTCTCTTTATCATGGCACAACCAATTGAAACGTTTGCAGACCTGAAATATGCCCTCGAAAGCCTTACCGATGAGCAATTGTCTCAGAAAATACGCTGGTGGGGTGATGAGCGTGGAGGTACTATATCATCGCTTATTATTCTGGATGAAAACTTGCTTCAAACAGATGAGGGGCTTGAGCCAGAAAGCAGTATGCAGCCTTCGATTGACGAAGAATGTGAGGAGTATCCTATTGGCCTTCCTAAAGGAACTGTAATACTTTCAGAATAACCCAACCAATGGCCGATCAACTAGAACTACGCCTGCATGTTCCCTTTCAGGGCTCCGCTGTCGACACCGGGCCATTCGGCATTTCGATGGTGCTGGTGGGTGCGCGTTTCGATTCGGGCCGGGTAGGGCAGGCGGTACGGTTTTCGGGCGATGGCCGGGCTGAGGTGCTGTCGAAGGTGGTAGCCCTGAACCGGACGTTTACCATGCGCCTATGGGCACGGGCTGAGCGGGTGGATGAGTTTCCGACCTCCACCTGGCTGCTGATGCGCTTTTCGGGTGATAACTGGCTGTATGTGGATTTTGAAACGGCCCTCACCAGCTGGACGTATATCTCACTCATTCAGGATGATTCGGGCATTAACGTTTACACGGATAACGTGCTGGTACGCCACGAAGCCTACCCGGTCGAATGGGGCAAGCCCAGCGGCTTTGCGGTGGTCAATGACAACCCCAGCACCGGGGGCGGCTTTTCCAGCTTCGAAGACCTGACCATTTACCGGGGTGTACTCGAAGAGACTATTACCATTCCAACCCTGCCCGAAATGGACCTGAACTATTATATCAACGGCATCAACTTTCGGACGTATGGGGTGTATGTGTCGGAGTCGAACGGGGTACTCGATAACCTGATCCTAAAAAGCCCACTGACGGCTGACTGGGACGATTATCACGGCGAGATTGTGGATCTGTCACGGCCGCGCTATCAATCGCGGGACATGGTGCTGAGTTGCTTTATCGAGGGCGTGGGCAAAGATGAATTCATTGACCGGGTGCAGGCGTTTCTGGGGCAATTCAGAAAAGCCGGAACGCAGCGGCTGATGATCACCGTCCACACGGGCAAACCGTTCGTGTACGAGGTTTACGTGCCGACCTCGATAAACCTGAAAAAGCAGTGGAGCAAGGCCCAGATGATTGGCACGTTCGAGCTGACCCTGCGCGAACCGCAGCCCGTCAAACGCGTACTCCGCTGGAGCGGGGCAGGGGTGGCCAGTATTACGCTGACGACTTCCAAGCTGGTGCAAATCTACTGGGGTGATGGCACCAGCGCAAAAGACATTTTCGGCACGGGCCGCACGCTCACCCATACCTACACGGCCGAGGGGGAGTATTACATCATTATTGCCGGGGTGATTGAAGACATTACCGGATTCTCCTCAACGGCCAGCACGATATGGAACAGCTTATAATTACCAAGCCCAACGGCACCCAGATACCGCTGTTTCGCACGGCTCCGTTCTGCCAGGTCACCAAGGCCACCCAGACGCGGGCGCTGCTGGGTGATGACAACCTGAACCTCACGGTGCAAAGCAAAGCACCGCTTGATTTCGGGCTGGGCGATACCATCGATCAGTTCGGGCAAACCTACACGCTCAATCTGCTGCCCACGGCCCGCCGGTCGGGTGAGTTTGACTTTACCTATGATCTGGTATTGGAAGGGCCGCAGTACCTATTACGTAGACTGCTATTATTCGATGTTGATGCCAATGGCGTTTTGCTGTCATCTGACTTTTCGATCACGGGCGATCTGTCGGTATTTGCGGGCGTGCTGATTAATAATATCGGCCGGGGGCTTTCGGGCTGGTCACTCGGCACGGTGGCACCGTCGGCTACCAACACGCTCACCTTTTCGGGTGAAAATAGCCTGCGGGCCTTGCAGCGCATCTGCACCGAGTTTAATACCGAGTTTACGATTCTGAGACTATCCACGGGTGGCTACCGGCTCAGTATCGGCATGGCGGGCCAGCCGCTGGGGCTTATTTTCGAATATGGTAGAGGGGGTGGGCTGTATACGCTCAGCCGGTCGACCGTTACCGATAAGGATTTTGTGACCCGGCTCTATGTGGAAGGTTCCACCAAAAACCTGCCCGCCAATTACCGCAACTTTGCCACGCGGCTGAAAATTGACAGCGTGGGCTCCTACATCGAAAAGTTGCCCGCCAAAACGGCATTCGGTTTGATCGAGGGAGCTAAAACGTTCGAGGATATTTACCCGCACCGAACCGGCACCATTGCCAGCGTGAGCGCTGACGGGCTCAGCTTCGTGGATACGGGTATGGATTTCAACCTGAAAGAACTCACCGGCACCACCGTCAACGGCAAGCCGGGGTATAAATATTTAGTGGGTGGCGTATCGGCTAAAGTCCACATGAACAGCGGTAACCTCATGGGCTACCCGTTTGAGATCAGTGACTACAACCACGACACCAAAACGTTCAGCATCAAATCATTCAAAGATGAACGTGGGCAGTTGTTTCCCTCGGCTGGCGCGTTTGCGCTGGCACCGGGTGACCAATACGTACTACTCGACATCATGATGCCCGAGACGTACGTCACCGCTGCCGAAACGGAACTACGGCAGGCGGCTACCGACTATCTGAATGCCAATTCGGCACCGCATGTGCAGTATGCGCTGGAGCTTACTGAGCAGTATTTGAAAGACCGGGCCACAACCGGCACGATCACCAATTTCTTTGAGTGTGGTGATTACCTGACGGTACGCGATACCGATCTGGCGCTGGATGGCACCAGCCGGGTAGTGGGCTTTACCCGCGATGTACTGAAGCCCTACCAGTACACATTGACCATTGCAGACACCTACCAGGTGACGCTGGTAGAAAAGATTTTGGGCGAACAGGCCGAGGTTAAGAAGATCATCAAAGAAAACCGGCTTCGCGATGTCGACCGGGCCAAATACTCATGGCAGACCACGCAGGAACTGCGCAACATGGTCTTTGATCCGGATGAGTATTT